TTCTTGCCCCTGTTTCTCGTTGATTTCCCTCAATTCGGTTAAGGCTTTCGCCCTCTCGCTGTTGATAACCCTCAATTCTTTTAATTCTGTCGCCTGCGTCACTGTTAAGCTGTCGGCTTGTTTCAATGATTTTGTTGAGTTCTCTATTGAGGCGTCGGCTATCATCAAGCGCTCTTTGAGTTTGTTCCAATCGCTCAATGGTACGCTGATAGTTGGCTCTGGCTGTGAAATATCCACTTGCGAGGCTGCCAATGCCATAGAGGAACAGCACACAAATAGCACCAATAATAAGGCGCTGCATAGTAACCTTAGATTTAAGCGTTTCGAGGTATGTCTTAATTTTTGCATACATAATAACCTCCTTTAATCCAAATCATTCCATCGTGCTGCATATCCTCGTACATCAACGTGTACGAATCCTTGATGGTAATATGTACCGATACCGCCCTCAATACCTAACTCTTGACCGCAAGCCTCGGCAACTTCTGCCAAGTACTCAACGTCAACGTCATCATAAGTAATATCAGCAGCAGTCCCTAAAACGTGTTGAGAGTTAGATACGCCGCCTACTTCCTTGTTGTGTTCCTCGCAACGATAACCACTTGTAACAGTCAACGGCACGCCTAAACGTTCACGAATTGCGTCTAATAAGTCCACCAAACGCTTGTCGATAATATGGTCCAATTTATTATGTCCATTCTCATCGACCTCATGACGATGGCAACTGCAAGCGAACTCATAATCATCAAAATATGTGCCAATTTTCATTATATACACCTCTATTTCTGCTTTTAACGATAATTTTATAGTGCTTTTATCGTTATTTTTAAAATTCAAACATAAAAGCCACGCCACACAATGTAAGCGTGGCTTACAAACCTTTATTTCTTTAAAATCATGTCAATTTTAGAGTGCACTACATCCAAAAGCCCTGCGATTGTTCCATTTCCGCCGTCCCTCATATTCTCGAGGATACTTAGAAACTCAACCGAGCCAAGATATAGCCATACTAAATTTACGGCAAAGGCATAGTTACCTGCCATGAAATCAAAACAATAAGCCCCAGCTGTCGCTAAGCAGTATGTTAGTACCTTTGTAACAAAAGGCTTTCTCATATGCTTCGAATTAATAAGCCCCTTACCCCATGCGGCAGGAATGGCGATATATTTATCATAGCCGCTTATATTTTCTGGGCTTGCCCCCATATCAATAAGCATTTGATAACCTATAGCCGCCCAACGTGTTATAAGGTCTAGGAATACCAGTATAATGAATATCCCTAGTACTTGCACATGTTTAAGACCTAACATGTATATACCGACTTCCGCAACTACCGCAAGCAAGGCTTTAATTGCGAATGAGTCTGTCAGTGTTTGCCATGCTTCGCATAGAAAATCTGTTATTACTTGCATTGTTTCCCCTTATATCACTATTAAAGCGTTTCTGTAGCACTATTTACATATTTATTTTGGTTCATATCCCAAACAAAATATGGATTGCGTTTATCACCCATACTGAAATAACTGAAGCGATAGCCTTCACCGGCAATACTAATATATGTGCCAGATACAGCGGTTTGACATTTGAATACTACTAACTCTGGGGTAGCTACATATTCATGCTCAGAGGATTGATGTACTGCCTCGCCGCCTTGATTATTGATTAGGCTGTCGGCATTTAATAACAATACTACCTTTTTGTTGGTTTTAATTGTTTTCTTGGTTTCCGCAGTAACTTCCCATGTTCGCGGTGCGAATTTAAAAATAGAGGTTCCGTCGTAATTGGATACATCAATTTCTAACTCATCGCCAAATTTCTTATATACTACGCCATTGTCTGCGGTTTCTGTTTGGTCTGCAGTCGCATTTGTGCCTCTGATAATCAAGGTGGTTTGTTCGTTATCGTTTAGATCATAATATTTGAGCTCGATATTCTTAGGCCCAAATGGCTCGATAGTAACTCGCATATTATCACTTTCAAACTCTCGTTTCTCGCCGTTATTAATGGCAACTTTAAAATGAGGTTCTCCTGTGAGGTCGATATAATCTTGTCCTACACGAGGCTGAGTATATTCGAGTTGTCTGAAAGTAGCATCTGCGATATAGCCACTTTCTGATAGCTTTTCAATCAACTTAGTGAGTATAGTATCTACTTTTGTATTTTCTAAGTAAATATTTTTAGATTTTAAAAGTTCCGCCGCACGTTCTGCACTGCCTGGTTCACCTTGCGGTCCTTGTACACCTCTAGGACCTCTTGGCCCCTCTGGGCCGTCATTCCCTTGTAAACCTTGAGGGCCTCTTAGACTTTCGAGCCATTCACTTTCAGTACCTTTATACCCATGGGCTACTGCGATAGCATAGGCACTTTTGCCAGCACCCTCAACAATAGGCAGTACAATCTCTTTCCCTACCTTCTCGACAAGGGCCATTGCTGAGATTTCATCAAATTTCAAAGTTAATGTGTTATCCGCCATGATAAGTTACCCCCCCCTTTAATCATGCATAGAAATATCTGGCACAATCGTAATCGTACCTTGACCAATCTTTAGCCAGTGATCATCGTTATAAAGAAATGCGTCGTAGATGTAATCGCCGCCCTTTATTTTCTTCTTCGCTGACTCTTGGCCAGAAATAAAAAACCTTACTTGTTTTGACTCTACCACAGGATGCAACTCTAATATCATATCGTCATACGGGCGCTTGCGAATTTTACAAGCGCCTTTATATTGACTTAACGTCATATCGCTATCTGGCGGTACAACATAACTGATAGAAAAGTCTTGTCCAGCGTGGAGTGTTAAATCTTGTTCGACCATATGTCCTCCTTTTTATCGTCTAATCTATGGTTTGTACCACTACTTTTTACCAATGACGAGAACGTATAGTACCCCAAAGGAGATATGTTTATGATAGCCGTTATCATCTCGATTGCTGAAATAACTATACCATATCGACTGGCAAACAGCCTGACGACCATTTAATCCAATGGTTGGCTTAGTATCGTGATATCCGCTCGATATATTAGACTGGAAATACATTGTGCAATAATCAATCTTTCGCCCATTAGCGTCATCCCATTGTTTTCTACCATTATTAGTACCGCCTGTTACCTCACTATAATTTTCTGTCATTTTATAACCAACAGGAATAAACACACATTGTTTTTCGCTAAACTCTTCTGGGAGTGGGCACCAGTCACCATGACGTACTTTATAGATTTGTATATCAATGTTTTTGATTTTAAAACCGGCTTGAATAATCGACTGAGCATCAATACGCGAGCCTGTAATATTAGCGCCTACGATGTTGCCGTTTTCATCGACCTTAAACGAGCCTGTCTTATTTTGAAGTACACCGCCGATAACCTTGCCACCTGTTACAGTCCCAAGGTTACCACTGATCGCGCTCAACTCACCGACGTCCATCTTGTCAGCAGATACTGCTTTGGCAGCTAACATCTTATTGGTAATAATGTTATTGTCAAATAGAGCGTCACCCGTTACATGCAGAAGCCTACCATCAATCCGTGTACCACCTGTGTATTGAGTGATCGCACTCATGACTTTATCACCGGTAATCACCTGTGACTTAATCGCATTGTCTAGCTGAGTAATGCGTGTAGCCATACCGCTTGTAGCGTTGGTTACCTTAGAGTCAATGCTACCGGCTAGTTGCGTAATTGAGCTTCTAACATCATCTAGACTATTATCATATTCATCAACTGCGAATACTTCAATTTTGTATATCCACGCTATGAAGTTAGGGTTTGTATTTCTCTCCGCTTTATCCTTAAAGTATACGTAACCACATTCACGATTATTTGTATCTGTTCCAACCCAAGACTTACCGTATTTCCAATAGAAGATATATTCTTCCGGCTTGTCAGTACCCTTGTTATCAGTTATCCATCCGCTTGTGCCACCTTTACCAATATCATTATGGTTTAAGTGAATAGTCATAAACGGCTTAACTTTAGCTACCATACGAACGATGTAGGTGTTGTTTAGCTCACCGAATAAGGATTGTTGCTTAGGTTTGATTTTAAAACCACCGTAGCCAATACTGGAGTACTTAGTGTCGCCAGGTATGAGTCCTACCATTCGACCACCGGTCACTACATCGTCATATTGAGCGTTAGCTTTACCAAACCTTTGCGTAACCTGTTGGCCATCTTTTAAATACAAGCTAAGTTCTAATTCAGATTTAAAGATTGGATCACGCATAAGTTGTGGTGCATGACTCATAGCTTGTACTGCCTTAGCGTACTGATTACTAGACTTATCTAGTTCATTAATACGTCTATCGATATCGGCCAAACCTAACGCTTCTGCATTAATTAACGAAGGGTCGATACTAGCCGGTACAGAACTGCCAATAATATTGGAGTATGTACCTTCACCAAACACGTCAACATAGGCAACTTTTACATCAAATACACCTGGGTCATGAGGTATCATATTTACGTTTGTAGTAACGAAATACTTCTCTGTACCGATGTAGATATTAGCGCCTATGCAAGTATCCGGGATGCTATCAAAGACCACGCTCACGCCTGTAATATTACCTTTTACTTTGACATTCGTCGGAGCCTTAGGTACTACTGCATTATAGTCAAGTCTAAGAGCCGGACCATAACCTTTAACAGGATTGTGAGCGTAAACGAATACCGCACCTCTACGAGCCGATAACTTAATTTCAGAGCGAATATCTGTAGTCTTGGCAAGTCTATTGTTAGCTTGGCCAACATTACTATCAAGTCGAACTTCGTAATAATCGATGTAGGTATTTTCTACTGGGTCCCATGCAGCAACGATCGTCTTACCGATTTTTACTTCGCCTCGAGCCGGTGCTTTAGGTGTAGCCACACTCTCAGCGGACACGCTTGCTGTAATACGAGCCTCAGCCTTACCGCTTTCATTGCCAGATGTATCAATAGCAGATAGCTTGAATTGGTAATTACCAGTATTAGGAATGAAGTACGAGTAGGATGTACCGCCTATATGCTTAATAAGCACTACATCGTTACCGTCATATAGTGTGTATCCATGTAGGTCAGCCTCTGTATTAGGTTCCCATGATAAGTGAAGTACACTACTATTTACTGCGTCCTGCGTTACCTTAAAGCCTTTAGGTGTAGCCGGTGGTATTTCCTTACCACTCACATACACTGCACGCTCCACACCTTCATACGCAGCGCCAGTATTATTTGTACATACAATCTTAACGTCGTAGTTGACGTCAGTTGCTACGCTCGGAATAGTTACGCTAGTAGCGCTACCGTCTAATACTTTGAACTGTTGCCACTCCTTAGCAGTAACAGGCTTGTAATACACGATGATATTTTTGGCCACTTTATCCCTTGGCAGTTGCCAAGTACCATTAATATCACAGAGTACAGTACCATCCTTTAATGTCTTAACGTCAGCAATTAAGACTAAGTTAATAACCTTAATCACATCAGACTTTGTTGTGTAGTCGATAATTGGCACTGATCCATCATCACCGGCGTACAGCTCAGGGTAGTATTCGATACAGGATATCTTACGAGTCATTTCAGAGTTGGACTTGCTAATGGATAATACCCTAAACGGTTTAGCTTCTTTTGTAGCTTCACCATAGGTGTATAAATCGTCTGTCTGAATAACTGCATTACTAGCAAGTGTTAAAGTCTTACCGGTTACACCAGTTACGTTGTAAGACTCTAATGCATCCGTTTTAGCGTTGCGTACCATAAGCCTGTAAGTCTTACCTGGCTCAAAAGTAACCTCTCTATCAAGGATTACTTTATTACCTACAGCAGACTCTACACGGCCACCTTGTCCCCAGTCTGTCACATCATGCTGTAATAGGATTACATCCCCTATCGTACACGCTATGGCGTCTGTAAAAGCTTCAAAGGTACAAGTACGCACCTCGTACTTATTCGCTCTTAGGTAATGTTTAGCGTAATTGTAAGCTTGGTCTACATCCACACACCCCATAAGCTCGACTTGCGTCGGACTAGCGAGGGATGTAGTCACGTCATATTCTTCACTGAATACAGGAAGGACGTCACGCTCATAGTCTTTAGCTTTATTAAGGAAAGATACCTCGATAGCGTTTGCCCTAGATGATGTAGCTTGGAACTCTTCCATGAAAGAGTCCATCTTGATATTACCTACTGTAAATAACTGAGTAGGTGTAGTAGCATAATCGTAAATACAACTGAACCGAGTGCCTAAAGGTATTACTTTACCTCTGCCTACGTTCTCAGCGTATTTGAGCGCATCCCATACTTGGCTAGCATTGTCGTAAATGTAGTTAAATGTAATATGCTTTTCATCGCACTTATCAGCCCAAGCCTTAAATGCGTCATATACGAAGCGTTCACGAGGAGCGCCTTTAACTACATACTCATCGCCAATCTTACGGCAATGATGAAGGATATCGTAGCAAGCCCATGCCGGGTTATTAGCCGGGTTAGACTCATACGCTCCTGTGTAGGTATTAAATACCCATACTGTTTTTCGCTCTTGTATCCAGGTTACGTTTGGATCATTACCATTTAATTGGTCAGTAGCTAATGCTTTAATACCGATAAGCACCTTACCAGGATGAATGAAATCATCATAGACAATCTGAGTTAACTGTGACCAGTATACTTTGTTCACATGCCGGTTAGAGTTACCATCCTTGTGTGCACATCGCATACGGACTTCATATTGTCCTGGTTCCTTTACATCGAACCGGAACACACGATAGATAGCTTTATTTGAACTATCCTTGATAACGCCAGTATATTGGCTATTATCGATAGACGTTCTTGAATGACTGTTGCGTTTAAACCAACGATTATCTGTCTTTTCGAGCATAGCACTTTGGCCACCATTGTTACTAATCGGCAATGGTATCCACTCTGCAGAACCAACTTTGCGATAACCGCCTTCAATAGTGATTGAGGTTTCGCTTAGTCCGCCCTGGTCGTTTGAATAATACAAACCATTAGGGAGTGATATAGTAACCTCTAGTGCAGTAGATAAGTTACCTTGTGTTTGATGAATTGACCAGTCATTCGTAAGCTCATACGTCAAAGGTTGGTCAGCATAGTTATCATTAAAGTTAGGGATAATCTCTTGGTTATTTGTGCCGAGTCTTACGTCGAGCTGAACTTCCTTATAGTTACCAATAGGATTACCATTCAATTTAACGTCCGTTATAGCGGAAATAGGTCCCTCTCCGGCGCAGTATAATAAGTTAAGATATTGCTTTTCGCCGTCACTTGTTACGTGGCGAGATATAAGCATACCTGCACTTTTGCACTTACCATAAGTAATAGCTAAAGGGTGACCTTGGCCAATAATAGTCTGTGCACCTTGCCAACCATAAGTAGCGGACTGCTCTGTATTAGAGTTATCTGTCTTAGGTGCAGCTATTTTAGATATGATCGCGTTACCAATCATACCGATAGCCATTGCTGCTAACGTACGACCTAATACGCTAGTAATACCGAATATCGCACCGGAGGCAATACCGGCAGTCGCTATCGATAAACCAATCGATAACAAGATAGCGAATGCTTGCTTTTCAAGTTTAGGTAGCACTACCACATAAGCTTCATCTGTAGGTGATGCGGTATCATCTACTAACTCACCATTAATGGAGTACACCCATTCGCCTGGTTCAGTGAAATATTGGTTAAGCTTTTTACCTTCAACAAAAGGCACAAGAGTCTCTTGTCTAGTGGTAAGGTCGAATGGGTTTCGAGCAATTACTAATCTAATCATTTTGAGCCTCCTTGTGCCTGTACACTCCTAATATACGTTTCCTTAATCTGTCCATTGGTACGATACATACGCCTGCATATTCGGTAGAATGTATCATCTTACCTTCGCCGACATACACTGCGATATGATCAGCATTATTACCGTAGAGGTTCATGACAATTATGTCCCCTACTTCCGGCTCCTTGACTTCGTGCCAGGGAGAGTTCATATCTGGCCAATACATTGTGTATGGCTCTAGTTGAATACCGGCTCTCTTGTACACCTCTACCACAAGCTCCCAACAAGGCAACTCTTTCCACGGAGTACCTACTAGGTTATTTAGAGTTAGACGCATATAAGCCCCCTTGTGGTATTGTTGGCTCACCGCCAAATCTAACGCTGTTATTTAACTCACGACAGCGTTTTAGAGTTTTGTTACATGATTGTGCGTACCCTTTGTATCCACACTCTACAGACTTAAATTTGAAAGGACAGTAGTCTTTCATCACTCGAACAGGTGGGAACCTGCGTGAGAATGAAAAGTCTGTACCTAACGTGAACACTACCCAGTCTGCTTTAGACTGAGATGCATTAATGATGAACGTTTCTTCTAGTTCAATGATGTCCGGCAAGTTAGTATTAAATATTCGAATATTGACCTCACAATCTGTGAGGCCTTTATTCTTTTCTACTAACCGTTGGATAGTCCCGGTTACATTCGCTACAGAGAGTTTAACGTTAGGCATCTGCTTAGTGTCCTCGTTGATATCCTCTAGTTTGAATGGGAAGGCAGTGTACTTCTTTCCGGCTAAGGTTAAGTCCTCGGTGTTATTCACAAGGAGGATATTCCCTTCCGGATGGTGAAGTTCAATAGCCATTACCCAAGCTCCAGTGGAGGATATCTTATTTTTTTCGATGATTGATGCAGTTGATAACGTTAACATCTAAGCCTCCTGTAACTGAATAGAACCTGTCCAAATACCGTAGTCACTAGCTGAAAAATGGAGTTGGTCAGCGAACCTTACTCTAATCTTGGCCAGTGTTTCAGGGTGTGTCCAAAGGAATATCTCTGCAGTATTTACCTGGTCAAAGAAATTCCTTAAGCGGACATACTCTGTAGTTGGGATTTTATAATTTACCGAATATGATCGTAACGCTTTTGTAGTCTTACGATGGGTTAACATCGTCATGTTTTCTACCTGAGCCTTACGACTTACATCAGGCGTTGTTTCATCGATAGGGTATATCGGATATCTTATGTTTGGGAATTCTAACATACGCTATACTGCGGCTGCCTTAATGGCATCACGCATACCTCCTTTGTTTGTCATAAGACTAGATACTACTACATCAACTATCATTTGTTCGCCATCAAACTTAGTTTCTTGTTGTTGGCTATCTAGTTGTTGGCCAGATTGGTTGATGATATTAACCGTTACTTTACTAGCTCCTTCACCGCTAATCATCTTACGCGTTTGGCTTGCGTTATAAATACGATGTGAGGAGTTGAACTGTAAGAGCTCTGGACCATTCTCACCAACTAATGTCATACCTGCTGGAGCAATACCACCGCTTGCAAACTTACCAAAGCTGTTGCCTGTAAATGCTGAACTGAAAGAACCGCCACTTGCAAACGAAGATACACCGCCACGACCGGCGCCAATAGCACCGATACCGCTTACCACTCCACCGAATAGGCTTTGTAGCTTAGGTTGTACATACTGTTGGAAGGATAGGTTAACAAGCATTTTAATAATGCTATTCGTAATATCTTTAAAGATATTTTTAAGCCCCTTACCGAATGACTCAGCACCAGTTGCAATGTTTTCTAGATGACTAGTAAATGAGGAGTTAATACTGCTCATCGTACTATCAAAAGTAGACTTCGCTAGGTCGCCATAGTTCACTACTTCCAAGCTATACTGTCTAGCACCTTCTGCTAAGCTAGTACGCAAGTTACGTCCGGCTATTTCCCATAGCTTTTGCTGAGCTTCAACGAGGTTCTTTTCTACTTGTAAGCGTTGAGTAGCGCTTAGCTGAGCCTCGTTGAGTTCTCGTTGAGCGAATTCGATATAAGCTCGTAACTGTTCATTAAGTACTTGGTCTGCATCAGATTGGGATATCCGTCCAAGCCTTACTAAGTTAGATTGACGTTCAGAGTCCTCGTTGAGTTGCGTATAGGCTAACTCTCTGATTTTCTGTTCCGTATCAGCAGTAATCTTTAGCTTCTCGGCATTAGCCCTCTTTTCGGCTAATGTCTTGTCGCCTACTGCCTTTGTGTACTCACGAACGTTATCATCGATTTGAGCCTTTTGTGCTTCGGCTTCAGTCTTGAGTAATTGCAAGCGATCGCCTGTGCGTTCAAGGTCTAGTTTTGAGATTTCCTCGTTCATTTTACGTACACGGATTTTTTGATTACGGTCAGCTTCTTCGAGTTTCTTTTGATATACTTCCTCGTTCTTAGCCTTAGCTTCTGCTACTAGGTTAGAACTTGCCAATGCTTTAGCATTAGCTTGTGAATAAGTACTACCTCCGGATATACCGGCGAGTTTAGATGTATCTACATAGCCTGTAATCGCCCCGAAGTCACCTGTGATAGACTGCTTAGCAACTACCCCGGTACTAGAATTAGCGCCTGTATATCCGCCATTACCATCAGCAATAACGATATGGTTATCGCCAAGTACGACCACACCATCACCGGCTTTAGGAACATACCCATCACCTTCTGGGTGCCACGCTCCGGCTTCTGCCGCTGCGTCCATAATAGATGGTACGTATCTAGGTACGTCTTTACCAAACGTAGCCTTTACACTATCTGCGAATAACTTGCCACAATCTGTAGCCCAATCACCATCTGCGCCTAATACGTAAGCTTTGCCTAGTTGTGCATTAGCCGCCTCTAGTACACCGGAAGCACTTCCCGAGCTACTTATTCCGGCAGCACTTTGTAGGATGCTGAGTATATTTTTAGTGTTAGAGTCAAATTGATTTCTAGCTTGTGCCTTATCAATTTCATATTGACTACCGTCAATCTCTAAGGATTGAAGCGTTAAGGATTTAATTAGGTCGGTTAATCGGTCAGCTGCTTGCGACATTTTTTCTGCCGCTTGTGCTTGTTCTTTTGCCGCCTTCTCTTGTGCCTTGGCTCCATCCTCGAGACCACCACTTAACTTGTTTAGTACATCATTATTAGTAAGACCATTCTTAGCATCGTCAATTTCTTTTTGAAGTCGCTCTTGCTCCTCTTCAGCGTTCTTCTTCGCAGCATCTGCCGCTTCCTTAGCCTTAATAGCAGCATCGATTTGAGCGCCTTCTTCTTTCGTCGCTAAGCGATCGTTCTTGATGAGTCCAAAGAGTGAACTATCCTCAACCCAGTACCTCTCATCATGGTTATCCATGTAATCGGAGCTCGTACCAGGTGCGTTTAAGTTCTTATGAGCTCTAAGACCGTTAACATCAACGCCTAGGTCTGTACCTGCGGTCTTAGATGCATATACCGCCGAATATATGCTCTTAGCTGCAAGTCCTGCTAAGGTTGCTAATGTAAGCCAAGGTCCTGCGGCCGCTATAGTAGCTAATCGCATAAACTTCAATGCACTTGTAACGGATTGAATACCTGTGATTACTATAGTAGCTTCTAAGCCGAATTTGATAAGGCCTGAGATAGCTTCCTTTTGTTCTGTGGCTAGATTACTATAAGACTTCGTTAAATCGATTGCACCTTGCGCATATTCCATAACTACTGGTAAGAGTTCTTGGCCAATCATAATAGCCAATCGCTTGCCGGTCTGTTCCATATCTTTCAACTGACGATTAAAGGCAGCGGACTTTTTAGCAGTTTCATCATCAATGATGAGCCCCATAGCTCTTGCACGGTCCTCGACTTGCTTCATGGCATCTGCTGACATATTCAGCATTCCGTGAAGTTGGTATCCGGTTTTACCGAATAACTCCATCTCAACTCGTGTCTTTTCAGCACCGTCCTTCATGTTCCTTAATCGGTCTTGAATGATTTTGAACACTTCAAGGGTATTCTTACCCTCAATCTGATCAATGCTAACACCTAGCCGACTGAACATATCAGTAGCTAGTTTACCTTCTGCGGATGCAACTTGCATTTTATCCTGTGCGTTAGATACAGCCTTCGCAAATTTAGCGAATGCTACAGTACTAACGTCAGTGGCTACACCCATATAGTTTGCAACGGAGAGGAATGTACTAGCCTGTTCAGCAGTCGCACCCGTTAAGGATTGCATCTTCTTTACTGATAAGTTCCAATCTAGTGCCTCTTTAGCGAGTTTAGAACCTAGACCGGCAAGACCGGCACTCGCACCAACGGCAAACATTTCATTCTTTAACTTTGAAAGCTCTGCAACTGTTCCCTTAGAGGTAGCGGCGATTTTCTCTAAACCGGCTTTTGCATTCTTATCGGTCAGTTGCACTACGATATCTACTACGTTATTCGACATCCTTATTCATCGCCTCCATTTCTAATCCCTCCAATATCCACATAAGACTAAATAACATCGGATTTAGGTTAATGTTATTGATCTCGGCCACTGTACGTATAGCCGGATAGTCGAACCCGGCTAGTCCGCCCGAGTGGTAATTCCTTTGACTGCGTGATAGGTTATACAGTTTCATAGCCAGTTTTGAACCGAATAATAGGCGTGGTGGGTTAAAGTCACACTCGGAGCAGTCGAAGGACTGCTTTGTAGCGGTTTGTAATTCCTTACATCCCTTGCAGTACTTCGGCCTATCCGAGGACATCCACCTCCACGCCTCTTCTAGTTTTTTTCTGTTTCTTCTTGTAGTTGGTAAGTTAATGTAATAACTTCACCGGCGAAGTTCATTGCGACCTTATCACTTACTGTATTGAGTTGTTCGTCTGTGAGCTCGTACACATCAGTTAAGATGAAACGCATAATATCACGACTACGTACAATAGATGCTACTTGATTATCAACATCTACTGGACAATACACGAAGTCTAAACCGGCTTTGATTAATGCATCACGTTCAGTCCATGTAAGGGCTCTTGGTTTTAATTCTTTACCTTGAATATTCATAGTTACCTCCTAATGAGTTAGATTAGTAAGATGTTTGGCTGTTAACCAATTCAAATACTACTGCAGATTGGCCGGCATCATCGCCATAATAGGCTTTGAATGGAAGCTCAATATTTACGCCTTTAGGACCATCGATACCAGGAGAGTTACGTTCGTAAATCAATTCAGGCAATTTGATAGTCAAAGAGTTAGTACCTTTAGTAAGCGTTAATTCTAAGCTAGATTCTGTGCCGTTTACTGCTTTATTTAATAGGTCCATGTTTTGGAAGAAGGCTTTAATAGTACCGGATACACCGATAATACCTGTATCGATATAAGTACGGAATCCTTTACCACCGATAGCATAAGAGTCACCGTCCAAACCAAAGTCGATATCAAGACTCATGGACAATACATTAGCTACAGTAACGCCACCTTCTTTTATGGTGGCTTCGAGGTTTTCAAATGGAGTAAATGTAATAGACTTAGGTGCAGTATCGAAGGGTACCGCCGCCATAGTTTCTTTACATCCCATTACATCGATAGATGCAGTTAATTCAGAGTCACCACCAAAGTTTAAAGACATTTTATTCATGCGTACGCCACTGAATTGTTGGTAAGTACTGATGTCCTTATAACCTTGTTCAAAGGTTGCAGATGGCATATCTGGACCAATTTTAAATACGTGTTTCTTACCGGAGCCTTGTGCTGTTGTAGTTGGAGCGCCAAAGCCTAGTTTTAACCAATAGCCAAATCCTAATACATCAACTGGTGGCACGATGCTACCGGATGTATCGATATTACCGCGACTAGGTGCCGCCGGATTACGTGTACCTCGAATAACAGAGGAGTCATTCAAGTTTTGGCTAGCCTTTAAAGAAGAACTGATAATAGGCATTACCACGCCACCGGTAGATGGAGTAGTACCGAAGTCAGTTTCAAAGGCCATTGTAAGAGAAGATTGTGCACCTTGTGCACGTTTAGCAACTGCCATGTTGTATCCTCCTAATATTCAACATTACCGCCAATTACATGCGGTATTTCTATAGTGAGTGTGGCTTTACCTGGATATACCGGGCGCCACGAGATATTGTCTGTTTCATAGTCAATGTTAATGACAGGATAGTTAGGGTTAACTGCCATGATACATTCGATGAGTAATTGGCCAAGTTCGTCACACTCGAACGCTCCTGTGTATTTCACTACACGTCCTTCACGTTCTGCATCAGCTCTTACTATCCCCCATACAAGTTGGAGTGTGTAAGAGTAAGAACTTGCCAAGCCCTCGGACTTGTTATCCATCATGATGATCACGCACGGACAATCCTCTTCAAGAGGTGCACCGGCATCATCGTATCCGATGTAAATAGATAAGTCCTTTCCGAAGTGTTCCATGCAGTAGTCGGTAATCTTCTGATTATCCTTAACCGCTTCCGCCCATCTATTAGCAATGACCGCTAGTGGAATAGTTTGCATTGCTACCTCACTTTATATGCTCGCCTGCTAGACGCAAATTGATTGGTTTTGCCTAGTGCATATTCACCGATTTTAGACTCTAGGTAAGGTACCAACTTAGGCTGTAAGGCTGTTTTCATCGGACCAAACGTTTTACGAGGTTTAATCCTAAATGATGTTTTACCTTTAGCAAGTTGAAAGCCACCGGCAAATAATGTCCTACGCATTGGCTCTGTGATTTGTTTCGTGTAACCACGCTCAATCTGTTCGCCTAATCGTTTAGCAGACGATGATAACCACCCTACTTTTACTGATTGCGACCTGGCGTCGTATTGGTACCCCACTGCTCGGAACATCTTACCAAGTGGTGTATATCCGACAGTAGTTTCCTTTACGCCACCGGCTATAAGTTGGGCTCTGGACTTTAGTCCCCAACCTTCTTTATACGCCTTACCGCCATCTTGATAGGCCCGCCTTACTTTGGCGCCAAATGCTGCCTCAAATTGAGCCCTCATAGTAGGTGGCATGAAGTTAGCATATTTGTGGCCACCAGGTGAGCCGGATTTAATTCCGGCCTTGATTTCCTTCTGCATCATCCAACCGACTGACTTCATAGCCTTCCTAGTCCAGTCCGGTTTAGTCTTAGCTATAAATTCAAGATACGGTGTAGCAGTGTCAGTAATGGTAATTGGTGAATTACTCATGGTCTTACCGTCCTAACGTTGGCCACAATTTCAAGGCAGTGCATTTTAGCGTCGCTATCGGAGATATGATCCACATACCACTTTTTACCATTGATGTAGATTACATCTTTGGTCTTAGGTAGTGGCACGTCCTTAGTTCTAACCCATACCTTAGCTTTATCAGCAAGGCCAGTTACGAACCCAGAACCTTTACCGTCATACTCACCGATTTCTACACTAGCCTTAATCTGCTTACCTTCATATGTTATTTTTTCGCCAAATACATCGAGTAAGGCGCTTTCATCATAGGTCAGCATATGTTATACCTCGTAGAGTGAATGCGGCCCTTGTGGACCGCATTTCATTAAAAATACAATAATTAGTTTTTCAACATTACTGTAACAGTATCTTGAGTTGCAGTTTTAGGCTCTACTGCGATACCCAATGGTTTACCACCAGTTTTAGCAGCTTTACCAGAAGCGAAGTTTACTGCGTCACCTACAGCGTATGTATCAGATTTATTAGCGTCTACTTTGAATACGCCAGTTACTTTTAACGCACCCATTTCATCTTTCTTAATATCTGTTACTGCTACACCGTGAAGTGCACCGGCTTCTACAATGTCACCGGCTTTTACATCTGCTGTTGCCACATAATTGATGCGGTCTGTTTCATATACGAATTTTGCCATATGTATTTACCCCCTAATTATTTACCAGCGTTTTTGAATACACCACGGAAGTCAAGAGCACTTACGCCACAGTCGAATGCTACTTTGTATTCGATACCGTCTACATCGAAGCCTTGGCGAGTTTCAAGACGTGGAGTTTCAACGCCATTCAAGTAAGTTACTTCAATAGTGTCATGTTGAGATGCGTCAGCTACTAAGTACCATGCATCTGGATCAGTTAATTCAGCATCTGCTACAACTACGAAGCGACCTTTGTAAGGGTTAACTACACCGGAGTTTACACCGTCTACTGCAGCAGTAGAGTTGACGATTTGGTATGCAACCATTTCAAGTTCTGGAGGAACTACCAAGTATTTAGGTGTAATGTTAAGAGTTGCTTCACCTGTAATCCCTTTTTGGCGGCGCATAGCAGTAATTGCTTTAGCGATTGCTTTAACGGATAATGCTTCACCTGTACCTGCAACGTTACCATGTTTTGTATCGAACAATGCAATATTATCTTGCATTTTAACGTTACCAGTTAATTGCGCATACACCATTTTGTTTACTAAGCGCTTAGCAGCGGAACCGTATTTAGTAGCGATTTTGGAGAACAATCCTAAGTCATCATTAATGATTGCTTGACGAGTTAAGCTGAACAATTTACCGTAAGTAGCTACTTTAGTACGAGCAGATGCTTCGCCTAAGAAGTCTTGTTGGAATTGGCCACCTTCTGGAACTAATTCAAGGTTACCCGCTTCAGACAATGCTACGCGTGCAGCTTCTTTGAAATCACGGTTAGAGCCTTTACCTGCCCAAATTTGGTAAGTAGTTTCAGCTTCGTTAAAGCCTACCATTACGGATTTGTTAGCCAAGTTTGCCATGATAGCAGGGAATGTAGATGTAGAGTTAATAGCTTGACGTGCCAATTCCATGTTATCGCCAAAGTTAGCTTGCAAGCCTTCACGTTGCAAGGACTCACGTGCTAACTCAACCATAGAGTGACCACGTAATTCTTGTGCACCTGGTGCAGCATCTGCTACAGGGATACCTGCTGCCATCAATACTGCATCTTGTGCAGCTGCACGGAATTTATCGGATTCAGCTTCGCCCATTGTTACGGACACGCCTTTATTACGTGCACGTAATTGGTCCATTACCATTGCACGAGCTTCGTCAACGGATACGCCCATTACGATTGCTTCGTCAGCACCTTCTACATCGAAGTCACGGAACAATGCAGTAATTTCGGAAGTACGTTTACGCTCTTGCTCCATAGCTTTTTGAAGGTCCTCTTGTGTGATACCAGTTTCTACTGGTGTAGATTTTACTTCTTGAACTTCTAAAGTTTTTTCTTGATCCATACGTGTGTTATCCTCCTGTGTGTCAATACTTGTATGAATTTCTTCAGCACTACGTCCCACGCCAACAGTGGCGTCAGCCGGAACAGATACAATACTGATTTCTAAAGGTTCCCAATCCGTTACTACATAAGCCGGACCATTAAATCGACCGTTAGTAGATTTAGTATCTTCATCTTCCAATACCTCATATCGGTAGATTGCATAGCCTACGCTTACACCTTGTAGCGTACCGGACTGTACCTTTTGGAATATTGTTTCGGATTGTTCATCTGTGTCAAAGCGTACTAACGCTTTACCGCGGTTATCTTCTAGCCATACTTTCTCGATATGACCTACAACTGCGTCACGATCATGGTTAAACAATACCGTACCTAAGCCATTGGAAAAGCGCTCAAGGTTGATGCACTCTTCATCGTGGCAAAGGATTTCATCGCCGAACCAACGGCCATATGGCGTTTCAGAGGAGAAGGAAAGTTCTACCGTCCGATTGTCGGAGTCGACTTGGTCAATCGTAGTTTCTCGACAGTAATTGCCAAGAACACTACGCTTTTGATGTTCACTCATTACTAGCCATCAGCTCCTTCCTGTGTAGTGTCATCATCGCCCATCGTTAGCGGTTGCAACTCACTGGAATAATCTAGTAACACCCCGAGCTCCTTAGCTCTGTCCTGTTCGAGTTTCCGTTGTTCAAGAACTTCTTCCCAATCACGACCAGATGATGCGCACACATCCTCTAAAGTTGTAAGCCCGGATTTGATAGCTTCCTTATTAGCGTTAACTTCCTTAACAGGGTCAATCCATGACCACCCTGGAGCAAGCCAAGCTACCTCTTGGTATTTGTCCTTGTTCGCTAAGTAGTCAGAAGGTAATTCACCTGCTAAGTAAAGGGCGTCAATAAAGGCTTTCCAAATCGGCATACAGAAGTGTGTGATTACAAATTTCTGCACTTGACGGAATGTCTTTTGGTCCTCTAACAAGTTTTGCCTTGCAGCTGAGAAATTCCCAGATATATTACGCGCTACGATGTCAGCGCTCATACCAAGACCGGACGCTACGCGTCTAGTCTGAGTTGCTGAATACTCGCTTGCAGTACCGGCGTTACGCCTAGGGTCTGCAAACGCAACGGACTCACCAGGGCTTAGGTGTCTAACCATACCTGGTGCCATTGTGATATTAGGTCTGCCTTTGCTATCTCTTGGTAGCATGGACGTTTGTCTTGCAGAATTTTGAGAGGTTACAAAAACACTGAAGCACGCTGCAACTCGTGCAGCAATTAAATCAGCATCCATGTACTCGTCGATATCGTGAATCCTACGCAATACTAACGCCAATAAGCTTATGCCCCTAATCTGAGATGGACGCTTAGGCTTGAATAACAAAAAGGCTTGGTCTGTTGTTAACCGAACTGTGTCAAAGGAACGTAACCCCATTGGGTCTGTTTGGCTTATGTGGTAAGCTACTGGCCTACCATGTTCGGTAACTTCTACACCGTTGATAATATTATTCTTGCCGTTTGTAATACTTACCGCGCCGATATTCTCGGCTTCTATTAACTGAATAGATAATGGTAAGTACGAGCCTTGTGAAGTTTTATTGACTAAAATCTCACCATCGTACACCATACGTCTTAGCGCCATTTCTTGTAGTTCATAGAAATTAGAAATGCCCCTAATGTCAGCGTTTTCAGGTTCCGCCCATTTGGCCCATGCTTTCTCAATTTTCTTATTAAGATCGTTGTTTAATTTACCATTACGGTTTCGCACTTTAGCTTGTGGGACAATCCCCGCGCCGATTACATTTCGTAGCAATGCAATTACTGCAGCTTCTGCTAAGTCACTGTTCATCTCGGCAGCTCTTGCTCGGCCACGTATGATATCGCGTGAACCTGTTGCAAGTTGTTCCGCGGTTCCATACGCCGGTTGCCAATCACTGTTTAGCCTATCCATAGATGCCGCATCATATTGACGCAATGCATCGCGGTAGGCTTGGCGTTCATACGCACGTTGTGGACTAACCCAACTGATTATTCTATCAATAATGTTCATCGTCCACCCCATGTCACGAATGCGTCAGCTTGATACCCATTGGACTCTTCGTGTGCTCGCTGCATTAGCGTTTGTTCGCGTGCATAAAGTACAGGTAAGTCAATTGTCTTGAACCGCTTACCACCTATTTGTAACTCGGAGTATCCTTTAGTTTCGATATCCTCGATGACTTGGCGTACACGTTCAAGTTGTTCATTTACATCGCTCATGGTTCACCTCCTATCTAAACCAATGGCCAGTATTCCCTATGCCTCCGCTGTAGTCCTCGTATGTTTGGACCTCTTCGGATTCCTCATAAGGTTCTGGCTCCATTAAATATTTAACGCCGGCAATATCTGCTACTGCTGCGTTGTAAGTACATGTATCAAGTAAATGGTTAACAGGATGGCTAGTAAGTGGTTTCCACTGAACTGTTACTGCCCCTGTTTTTACATTTCGATGTTCCTGCTTTTCCTCTGACCTTAGATGGTCTGAGTACTCTTGCGGACAATCTTTGTATAAATGGATCGTGCCATCTTCGTTTATTGGTCTTACCATTCTCGCGAATATGAAGTCTTTCCAATAATCCGTATTCAATACGTATAGCTTTAATCCGCCAACAACACCTTTCTCTAATGAAGTCATTGTGTATGGTGCTGTCATCGTAGTATGGTTTGAAGAGCCTTTAAGAGGAATACATACTTCCGGGAATCTTGAACAGAACTGATATACTTCGTCTGTTCTGAAGCCGGAGTCAATACCTGCTTTCATTATTTGACGAGGTTCTCCATACTCCGATGGATACTCTCGATGAATAATGATTTCCTCTAAATCGTCCCAAGTGCTTGCTTGTCCGTAATCAATCAGATAAGACTTAACACCGGGAGCATAGGCCCTTACTTCCCACCAGAAGTGGTCAAGCTGTACGTCTACGGAAGCGATAAGCAATACTGCTTTATCCGGCACAACTCCGCTCGGATATGTAGATTCCGTAAATTGCATATTTTGCGTACTCTTAGTTTTAGCACTTCGCCAAGGTTCCGCTAGCCACGAATTAATGAAGTTCATTAACGAGGCAGGTGTACCTTTGGAAGTCTTAAACTCGTACGCAACGTCTCCGAACGTGACCCACGGCGAATATATCGACGATAAGTGATACGAAATTGAGCGGACTTTGCTTTGCGATGCATTTACCGCTTCCCATGTTCCATGTCTTAACATTTCCATTTTGTGCTTATCGTGGATGTGTCCGCCGCAATGTTCACATTCGTAATACGCTGTATCACGTATCATGTCCGCATTATCGTTGTGTTCGTCTGGCCATTTTATCTGCTTGAACTTGAGGGTCTGCGACACTCCGCAATGTGGACATGGCACGTAATACTGCCTGCGCTCATTTGCATTCATGAGCGCCTGCCAAATATTACCCGACTCAACAGTAGGCGTAGATACCATTACTATTTTCTTATCCACGAACGTTTTAGTACGTTCCTTTGCAAGTTTTATTGGATCCGCTTCCTTACCTGAAAAGGCGGGGTATTTGTCTATTTCGTCAAAGAATAGATACTTGATTGACCGGCTTGATAAACTACTTGGTGAGTTCGCCCCGACCAGTACCATATAATTACCGTTGTTAAAATCCAATTCAAGCAGTTTACTATTCTCGTCAAAATTATCACTAATAGATTTAACCGATTTAAGCATCGGTTGCACTCTCTTATCGCTAGCAAATTTAGCGATAGTATCTGTCGGGTATACCATCATAACTGGTGATTGTGTTTGGTCTAACGCATAGCCTATCATGTTGAGCTCTGCTTCAGTCTTACCGATTTGCGCTCCAAAGCACAGTACAATCTGTTCAATTAAAGGGTCTGTGAATTTGTCCATAGGCTCTTTTAGATATGGAGTTCGATTCGTTCTCCACCTACCTGGCTCTGCGGATATATTTGTTAATACCCTGAAATTGTCAGCCCATTCTGATACGGTGTATCGTTCCGGTGGTTTAAACGCGTCGAGCTCTTCCTGAAACCAATTAACTCTTGGCTCTGTTTTTACCGGTTTTGACTTCCGGCGTGTACTCGCCTTTGCGCGAGTAACTTTCGAGGTAGTCTTCGGCAACTTCGCTCACCACCCTTTCCACCGTCGCTCGTTCTTCTGGATCAGTGAACTCACTCCCTACTCGCTTACCGAGTTTGATGAGAGAGGACTTTAACTCTAAGATACGAGCAGACCATTCTTTCGCTACGTCTGCACGAGATACGTACTCACCGTTTAACACGTCGAGTAATTTCTTCTCACGAGCAGCTCGAGACTCTTTATAGTCAGCTTCAGCAATTAGCTTTCGTGTGGCCGCTGATTGGTCTTTAGATTTATCCCCCTTGGCTTGGCCAAGATATACGAGAACTTCACGGAGGTTCCACCAACCTGTTGCAGCTTTAGGCATGCCCGATTTGTGGTGTCTCGAAATAATCTCAGGAGTTACTCGAAGAAGGTCACATAATTGCGCACTAGATACTAGCAAATCGCCTGCGTTATTAAATTTCACACGTGGTTTTTCACTCGTCGCCATGACTTCTCCTTTCTGTCCTTTGACAATCGACTTTCAACCGTTAAAATTCTCCTACACAGAGACAAATATCGCGCGGAGCCGACCACCGCTGGATTTATCGCTAGGGAGTACCTTTTCCCAATTTTCAAATTCTCATTTATAATCAGTATTGATAACCAGAACTTGGTAAATAAAAAAACACCCTGAAGTGGGCACTCCAATATTATTTCAATACTCCTTTATTCTGTTTAAACTTACCGCGATCTTTAT